TATACAAACATAACTATTTCCACCTGATGAAACTACATCATCAACAGCGTAAGATGTTCCACTATTGTAAGCACCCTTCCAGTTAAATTTTATAGCACCTAGATTAATTGTCGCCATATTTGTTTCCTTATATTGTTGATATTAAATTGCCATTTGTATTAACGCTAAAGACAAAGCCTGAAGCACTAAATAGAACATCACTAAAGTTGGCATATTGACTTTCGGTAATGTTATCTTGACCTTGATTGGTCGTAATATATCTAACTGCATTATTTGCAGGTATTGGTGTATTTGCTGTGCCACCCATTCCTGAGTGAGACGAACAATAATAATAAAGTGTAGGTGCTCCACTAGCTACAACGATTGTAACTTGTGTTGAGCTGTTGTGTGTTACACCTGTAGTGTATTCTGACCCACCTCCGTGTGTGCCGTCAGAAGTTGTTGAAAATTTAAAAGGGTGTCCTGACGGATAATTAAATACATAAGTATTACCTTCATATAAATCTAAAGTATCTTGTGAAACTCCATCAATAACAAACTTACCACCTACTACTGTAACTGTTTTAACTAAAGTAGATGGATTGTAATATTTTTCAAAGCCATATACTTCTGCTGAAGATGCACTTCCTAATTCCCAGCCGTTCCCAGCGTCATTTACCTTAAATACTTGTCCTGCTGAAATACCATCTGTGCTTAATTTTGCAGAAGTTATTGTATTATCGTTAGGTGTTAAAAATACTCCTTCTCCAATGTGAAATATAAAATCCATCACATCTGAAGATGTTAAAGAAGCACCAGTAAAAGTTATTGTTGCATTACTTGTAGTAAAATTTCCATATTGTACTACCCCATTTATACTACAAATTATATTTGAAGCTGAAATAGGTGTAAAAGCTACTGAACCTTTAGTTAAATTATATGTTGTAGCAGACGATAAAGTTATATTATCTAACTTGTCTATTGTCTGTAGATTTGATAATCCAACACCTATATAAGCCATATTATAATACTATTGTATTTGCTTCTTCTTCTGTAAGAGCTTCACCTGCTATAAGTTTAGCTTTAGCACTAGCTTTTAAAGTTTCTCTACTAGGTTTAGCATTTTCTATTTCTTGCAATCTAGTTTGTTCAGCTAAAATATCTTCTTTAGCTATTGGTGTTGTACCATTAACCCATTCAATATTATCTATATCTTCGTTTTTAATATTTACTTGTGCTGTACCACCAGATAAACTTATTATTGCGTCTGTTATTGTTATCATATTTTATTCTCCTTAAGTACTTATAGTTGAGTTTGTAACTGATGGAGTAATACCACCTGCAATTTCCCAAAAAGTTAATGAACTAATTGTATTTCCACCATCATCTGAATCACTATTATTACCTTCTGTGTTGTTAATTACAGACTTGTGTCCAGAATTAGAAGTCATTATGTACATCTTAAAAGTAATTGCATTTGTTGTGTTAGGTGAAAGATGCAAATTTATTGAAGATGGAGTATTTACATTTGATAAAGCAGTACTTCCATTTTCAAATCTAAATGTGCAATTATAAGAACTACCGTGAGAATTACTTGATTTAATTAAAGTTTCTGAAATACCAGAGTGATTATATGAAATATAACCTCTACCACAATAAGAATTAACGTGTTGTGCGTGTACCATTCCAGTAATTAAAATGTGGCTTGAAGCTGAAGTAGGTGTAAAAGTACAATTTAAGTCAGAAACATTATAACCACTTGTGCCTAGTCCTGTGCTAGTTGTAGCGTGATAATCTCCAGTTTGAACTGATTTGACTTGTAAAATTGCACCACCACTAGGTGTATGATATTCTAAAGCAGTAGCACCAGAATTAACTCGTAATTCTTGATTTGCAGTACCAATCGGAAGTCTTTGTAATCCACTTCCATCTCTGTAAAGTATATCGCCTTGTGTTGTTATAGTTGTTCCAACGTCTGTACCATTAGTACCTGCTGAAGACATTTGTGTCCAATAGGTAGCGTTAGACACTGCGTTTCCAGTTGATGCGAGAATACAAATATAACTTGAACCTGATGATGTCACTATATCGTCTACGACATAAGCAGTGCTATTATTATATGCACCTCTAAAAACTGGCTTTATTCTACCTAAATTTAATGTTGCCATTTATTTTCCTCTATTGTTGTTATTAAATTGTGACATTCAGATTGCCTGAACTGTCTACTGAAAATGATAATCCTCTTTTAGATACAAAACTTTCTGCATATATGTCAGAATTATCGTTATTGGCTACTGATACATTGTCAGAACCATTTGAGTATTCTAACTGTAATGTACCATCAGCTAATTTTTTAAATCCATAAAAATCTACTGTTCCAAGACTTGCTTGTGCTGAAGCAGAAATATCTTGTAATTCTACTGCACCATCTTGTATTTGTGCTGAAGTTGTTACAACTGCACTAGGAACTTGTCCAATGTAGGCCATTATGTACTAATGCTATCAACAGCAGAAATCCATACATCACAAGAACTTGCAACGTCAGATTTTACTTTAATAACATCTCCATTTTGTACTACTATTTTTGCTCCACCATCAATTAATTGTAATTGTGAACCAACTGGGATTGGAGCATTTTTAACTAAATAAATATCATTTGACCCATCATTTATATAACAATCTACATTAATAGATGAGCCTGATACGTTAGTTAAAGCTATTCCAACTATAGTATCATAACTGTCTGCTGTATAAACAGAAACTACTGATGTACCTACGTTATTACTTGTACTTCTTCTAAAGTTTTGAGCCATTTGTTATTTTCCTTTTTGTTATAATGCGATTGACATAGCAATCACAAGTCCTGTTGTAACAGTTGCACTATTAACAGCGTTTTGTGCTTGTGTTGCTGAGTTTGCCGAAGCTGTAGCAGAATTTGCCGAAGCAGTTGCCGAGTTAGCACTTTGCGTAGCAGAGTTAGCACTCGCTGTCGCAGAGTTAGCACTAGCAGTGGCATTTGTACTAGCATTTTGTACGGCTGTAATATTTGTGTTTACAGTATTAACTGCACTAATATTTGTTGCTACTGTATTTACATTTGCAATAGAACCACCAACTAAATCTACATTAGTGATTGAACCTGCAACTGTATCTATTTCTGAGCTAGCTTCATTTAAGTCATCTGCAACAGTTTCTACTTCTGATACTGCTTCAGCTAAATCATTAGCTACTGTAATAACTTTTGCTATATCAGTTGCTACAGTATTTACTGAACCTATATTAGTAGCTACTGTATTAATATTTGTAGCATTAGATACAGCAGAGTTAATATTAGTAGAGTTAGAATTAACTGCATTAATATTAGCTATGTTTGCATTTACTGTTGTTAAAGCTGTTTTATTAGCTGAAGATAACCAAGTGTTTTCTAAATAATTCTTAGTTGCAACATCTTGGTTTGATGTAGGGTCAGCTACATTTGAAATTTTTAAATTAGAGCCAGTAGCACTGGCATCATATACGTTATTAGCATTTACACCTAATTTACCTGCAACTTCATCTTCAGTTTCCTGAGCCATAAAGAAGTTTTGGTTAGCTGATTGGTCTAAATCTGAGGCACTTAATACTGAACCATCTTGAAAATCTACTAATCTTGCTGTTGGATTTGATATTCTTTTAATAAGAATAATAGCTCCATTAGCAGGTGTACTAGATAGTGTTACTGAGGAAGCTGACGGAAATGTAATGCCAGTATCTTCAGTACCATTAACATAAGCCTTTACGTGACTTGTTGAAATATATGGAAATGAGAAGCTAAAAGTAGCTGTACTACCATTAGCAGTATAATTGGTTCTTGCGTAATAACTCATAAATTATATCTAAAGTGGTGTTTTATTACTATTAATTACTTCTTATCTCGTACCTTCAATGAAATTGTAGATACCATTCTTCATATTTTTAGGGTATTTATTAGTAGTTGTTCCGATTGTTTTAATCAAATCTCTATTAACAAATGCTTTACCTAAAGTAACTTCAGGATTGTCTATTGATTTAAACTTAGCTGAAAATTTAATTTTGTTAAATTGAATATTTCTTTCAAATACTACTTTATTAATAACCATAGATTTTTTACCACCAAAATTCTTATTGTTCTTATCCCAAATTATATTGGAAGGTGCATTGTCATAAGCTGATGTTTTAATTAATTTTTCAAGATTTTTTCTTAAATTAGAATTACCCATTTGTTCATTCCAATACTCATAAGCTGATTTACCATTTTCATCTACAAATTTAGTTAGGTCTACACCTAATTTAACTTTAGGTAGTGCAGGTATATTAATATCGTGCTTAATCATTTCTTGAAGTAATTTATCTTCTTTTCTTTGAGCAATAGTAATAGGATTAACTAAGTTATTAAATAATCTTAATGCACCATTACCTTGACGCATAATAGGTTCTCCAAGAAAATTATATGTTTTCATTACGTCTTTTTGCATACCTAAACCAACTTTAACTTTAAATTTTTCTACTAGAGTTTGTGCATCTCTCATATAAGGGTCGTTAGTTACTTTACTAAATAAGTTAGGATAAAAAGAAGTAGCTTTATTTTCTAACCAATATAAACCTTGTTTATCTATATCTTCACCATTAATAGCTGTCATAATATCTATAAGACTTCTTAAATAAGTTTTAGATGCAATATTTTTAAACATACTTTTATATCCAGCTACAGCCATATTTGATATTTTTTCATCATCACCAATATCACTTTGACCTTCACCTTCCATTTGGTTCATCATAAATCTCATCATTAAACCTTCAACTTCCATTCTATCTTTTTCATTTAATTCTGCATAAATAGATTGGTAGTCAGCCATTGTACCAATTAACATTCCTATTGGGTCTAATCTTCCATATTCATACCAAGTGTTACCAATTTTAATTGAGTAAGGTTGGAAGCCTTCATTTTTTTGTGCATTACGAATAGCTTTGTCTGTAGAGTAGCCTCCAGTAATTCTTCCGTTCATAGCTAATATTGAACCTGATAATAAGATTGCTGTACCTACTGTTGTTCTTCCTCTTACTTCAGCTATTCTAACTGCGTCTGCACTAGCACCTGTAAAATGTTTCCAATTTTTTCCAAATATACCTATAGGTGTTCTTTCAATAGCTTGAAGAGCTAAGTTAGCAGGTGTTTTAATAAAAGGTAAAACTTGTTTTAATATAGGAGCTTCATTAACTGCTTCTTGTATTTTACCTAACATACCTGTTAAATCTTTTGTAAAAGTAACTTCTTGAGCATATCTTTTAGCTTCTTTATCTATACCTATTAAACCAGTTTCATCAAACCCTGCTTTATATCTTTGTGAAACTGCATAATCCCATTCACTTACTTTTGTTCCATTTGGTAATTCACCAACAATTTTAGTTTTACTCAATGCTTTAGCTTGATTGTTTGCTTCTCTAACAGAGATAGCCATTAATTTACTTTTATAATTAACTTGCTTGAATAATTCATCCATAGCAGTCAAAGCTCTTAAAGGTATTCTAACTGTTCTAGCAACTTTGCCATCACCTAGAGCTTTTGTCATTCTGTCAAATTTTGTACTTCCTGCAAATAGAATACTGTCTTCATCATTAAATGCTTTTTTAGCAAACATTAAACCTTCATCTAAATATAATTTAAGGCCTGATAAAGTTTGCATAGCAACTTCACCTTCAGTTTTAACCAACTTAGCAGTTTGTGTATCTAATCCCCAAGTCATTTTAGAACCTACAAAACTATCTATAGGTTTAACTACACTGTTAATTCCAGTAGATATTACGTTTACTGCTTGTGTTTTAACATTAGATAACGCAGAAGACATCCATACTTCATTAACTTTATTCCAAAAATTATTTCTAAATAAGAAATCAGTAATTTTAATTAAAGCATTTTTGTCTTTCATTAATGCTACGCCTTCTATAAATTCTTTAAAGTTTCCATCATATTTGTCAAAGTTTTTAACCATTTGCAAAATACTGTCTTGGCTTAAATCAGTGTTCATATCTTTCATAACACTTCTTAATCTTAAACCTCTACCTAGATTAGATGTAACTTTTTGGTCAAATCTTAATAACTTCATAGTTAAAGCTGTAACCATTTTCATTTGTTGCTCACTATAAATATTTTCGTTTTTACGAATAGAGTTAGCCATTTTGTATAAACTATCTGCTAAATTCATTTGTAAAGATTGAGAAGCCCACATATATTTAAGGCCACCTTCTAACTTATCACCTAAGTTACCCATCATTTTAGTAGTTTGAACAATGTCACCACCAGCTTTTAGAGCTTGGTTTTCAACTAAACTATCAGTATATTTTTCAAATTTTCTATCGCTTCTAACTATTTTTGACATAGCCTCTAAAGCAAGAGTACCAAAGTTACCATCAGCATAAGCTCTAGGAGATAAACCAAAATCTAAATTATCATCAATCTTTCTCCAATTAACGCCTTTTTCACCTTTTCTAATTCTTTCAATATACTTATCAAAGTTATCTACCATTTTAGCATTAAGCTGTTCAGCAGATGTAACTTCTTTTAATTTTGTAATTACTTGGTCAGTTTTTGCACCCTGAACATTATCAGTAACAAGATTACCTTTTTTATCTTTGTAGGGTACTCCTGCTTCTCTTTTAACACTTTCTTTAAATCTTTTCTTACTGTCTTTTCCTATAGGTACAATGTCAGCTTCAGCCGACCTTAATAAACTTTCTTCAACTTCTTTAAGTTTTGCTGTATCTACTGCTTTTCCTTCTGATGCGTTCTTTCTTATTTTAAGGTATTTAACAGCATCCATTACTGTTTCAGATTTTAAACCTTTTAAAGCACTATTTATAAAGCCACCTACAATTAATCCTTCAATAGCATTTTTAAGTCTTGCTTCATAAAAACCTTCGTCTTTACCTTCTGAACCTAAGTAATCAAATATAGGGTTTTGTAATATAGGTGCGTGAGTATTAACAACATCCATAAATCTTCCAGTATCTTGTCCAAATACTTGAAAGTCTGCTACTGCACCTGTAGCAAATACTTTAGCTGTCTTACCTGTTTTAGTAACAGCTTTTATAGGTTTTAATAGTTTACCACCAGTATACCAACCAGTAGCAAACTGAGCTATATTTTTTGTAAATTCTCCAGCAACAGTATCAGGTGTGTCCATTTCAGGAAGTAAGTCTTGAAAAGCACTATCGCCAACTTTAGTAATATCTCCTGAAATTGGCATTTTAATATTATTTTTTACTGCATCTTCATAAGAGTGATATTGAACAAAACCATTATCTGCGTTTTTACCAAAGGTTAAACCTCCGTAATTCATTTTCTTTTTTAAATCTTGAGCAACACCTTCAGCTAAATTAAATGTTTCTTTAAAAGCATCTTTAACACCTACTAGACCTGAGTAAGGAACATCAGTAAGAATACCTCTTTCGTTATCTTCTGTTGGTTCAGGTACTTCTTTTTTATTCTCTTTAATTTCTTTTTGATTATCAAAGAAAGAATTTATTTCTTCTTCAGAAGCATCATCTTTAAAGAAATACTCTTTACCATCTCTAACGATTATTTTTGCCATTAACTTCCATCTCCTATTTTAGGTATTACTATTCCGTATGTGCTAAATATTTGACTAAATGTGTCATAGTCTTGTTGAACAATCATACTGTTTCCAAGTATTTCACCCATTAAACTTTTAACTTCGCCATCTAATTGTTTTTGTAAATCTCTACCTTTATATTTATCTTTGTTTGTATTAAACCAACTTAATAATTCTGCTTGAAAATCATTACGCATAGCGTGTAACTCAGAAGATAAAGCTGGATGTTGAGATATTAATTTATCTTTAAACATACTCATATAATTTTTATATGGTAAACTATTATTAAAATATAAATTGTTTTCTAATACCTTATAAGTTTTAGTGCTGTTCCAAAATTTCTCAAATGTCTCGTAAGTTATATCTCCATTTTGAAGATATTCGTATGCTTTATCTTTTAAAGAATAAATATCATTTTCTTGTATTCTCATTAAATCAGTGAGTGCATTGGTATCATTCTCTTTAATTTTTTTAGCATCTGTTACTGTATTGTGCCAATCCGTTAAAAATGCTTTTTCTTCATTACTATATTTTTCACCAGTAACTTCAGCAAAGTCTGAATTGTCTGAGTATGTTTTTTGGTCAATAAATTCTGTAATACTAAATGTGTCAGTATTATTATATGCTTCCCAATAATCTTCACTAAGTTTAGTATTACTTAATTCTTTTGTAACTACTTTCTTTTTCTTAGCTAAATCATAAAAGTCATATTCTTTTTGAGCTATAATACTTTCTAATCTTTGCTTAATAGCTTTACCTTTTTCGCCACCTGCAAAATACCCAGTACCTAATTTAAAATCTTCTAAACCTTCAAGTAATTCTTTAGCATATTCAAAGCCTGCTTCATCATTTACAGTGTTAATATAACTTTCTATTCCTTTAACTAACAACTCGTTAGCTCTTGATTTAGAGTAACCTAAATCTATAAAATTATCTGTTTTAGTTTTTAAATCTTTTAATAAATCAGGAATAGCTTGGTCAGTATCTTGATTGTCAATTATAGTACCACTAAAATCCATTACTGCATTTTCTTCTGTACGACCTTCAATTATACTCATACGTTTAGCAAAATGCTGTTGGTCTCTTTGATTTCTAAAAGTATCTGTTTTAGAGAAAAAACCTTTTTTAAGTGCTAGTGCATCATAATTTTCTAAATTTTCATCTTGATAATATTGTTTAATAAAACCTTCGTATGCTTGAGTAAAAGCATTAGGGTCTTCATTATTCATCAAATCATTCTTTAAATAAAATTCATCCCATTGTTTTTGAAAATTTCTAGCTTTATTATTAAGTTCTAATTCCATCATTTTATTATAGTAAAATGGATTAGCACCTGCTGGTATCTCTTCATTTTTAACCATATCTTTAAAGGCATTAGAATTTTCATTAAAATCTTTTAACGCTTCAGCTTCAGATTTATTTTTAAATTTTACTTCTTCAGTTACAGAATACGTAGCTAACTTAGGTACAATATTAGATAATGAAGTTATAAGTGAATTAAGAGCTTTACTTTCAGGTTTCTTATCAGGTTTATAAAATAAATTAAAATCTCTTGAGACTACTTCAGGTTCTACTCCTGAAGGAGATAATAAGTATGGAGCTGGGTCGTTAGGTTTTCTAGCCATTATACATCAGTCCAATCTTCAACAGTTCTATAACTGTATTTGTCTACATTAGTGCCAGCTTGATTTTGTTTTGCTTTGTAATCATAATAACTACCAGCAAAATTTAGAGCTGATGCACCTGCTGTATACATAAAGTCAGGTGTAGTTACATAAGTTGCTTGTGCATCATATTGAGTTTGTAATGCTTCTTGAGTTCTATCAAATTGGAATACATTCTTTTGTATGTTTCCTAATACTGTATTTCTATATTGACCTTCTTGGTCATAATAATTAGCAAGTAACATATTATAGGTATTACCAGTATAATTTTTACCAGTCATAAATGTAGCTCTTCTTCTTCTACTTTCACCTTCAGCTAATCTTAATTTTTCTAAATTCTTTTCAGTTGATTGTTTAAGTTTAAGACTTTCAGCTTGACTTCTTTGTATCTGATTATTTTTAGCAATCTGATTTTGTCTTATTTGTTGAGCTTGCATAGCTTTCTGTTGAGCCATACCTTGTTGATATTGCATACCAGCAGATAAGCCAGCTACTACTAATGTTGGGTTACACATAATTTTATATTTTTACAAATTCGTAAAATAATTTTCCTTCTATTCCAAATTGTTGATGTTTATTAATAAACGTAAAGCCCATCCACTTTAACCACGTAATGTGTAAAGTATTCCGAGCATCTACATAATTGTAAAGAATTTTGTAATCTTTTTTCATTACATCACATACTTCTTTACTATTACGTAAAAAACTTAAACTAATTCTTTTTAAATCCTCAGTACCGACCATCCAAATTAAACCTAATAATCCTTGTGGTGCAACACCTAACATAGCTACTGGTTTATTTTTATCATCACAAATAACCATAGGTACATCACTTACTTTTAATCCTATTAGTAAACTTTGTAATGCAGGTAAACCTGTCATAGCTTTTATTTCTTGGTAGTCATCTTTTCTTAATCTTGTAGATAAATAATGACAATCTTCTTTAGTGGCCACTCGTAAGTGTGGCTTAAGACGTTCCACTTTCATAATAACCTTCCCATTCAGCATTAACAAAATTAGAAGGTAAATGACTATCGTTTGTTAAACCAATTACTAAACCTTCATTTCTACTTTGTACTGCAAATGTGAAAGAACCATCTTCAAGATTAACTGTGCCAGCTAAACCTGTGCCGACAATCGTACCAGTAAATGTTGTTGTAGATGTACTCCTAGCTTGAGGAGTTACAGTGGCTACAAAAAAAGCTGTATCATTATAACTAACTGTCCAATTTCTAATTTGTAATCTACCTTGTTTTACTCTTGTTCTACTACCTGAAGCAAATTGGTCTCCTAAGGCCATATATTGTTGAGAGAAAGTATAAGTAAAAGTGTATTGTTCTCCTATAAAATAATCAAAAGAAGTTATATCTCCTGAAACAACTATACTTGTACCACTTTGCGATACTGTAGCTATTTCTTGGCCTGATACATTTGAAGCTGTAGATGCTCCTACAACTTTCATAGGGTTATCTCTTGCATAAGGAATAGTTATTGTAGTTTGATTTGTACCACTATTATAACTTTCACTTACGCCAGTTGTAGAGTTAGAAATTTTTCTATCTAAATGTGTTAAATATTGAGCTGAATTATCAACTGTTGCTGGTGATACATCCATAGTTTCAATATAAACACCATCTGACCTTTCAATTAATAAATATAAAGTAGAACCAATAAAGTCTACATTTAATATTGTAGTATTTGAATTAGCTCCAAATTCCCATTGATGCCAAGAGCTTTGTAATCTTTTACCATCTGCATAAAACCATTGATAAACATATAGTCTATGTTTTTCTGAAGATGTAGAGCTTAGTGCAACTAACGTATTATCATTATTTGCTAAAGCTATTTTAAATAAATTAGATGGAATATACTTAGGTATGTTAGCTGTAATGTCTTCACCTCTATTTGTTTCTCCATCACTCTCTACATAGTATTCTCTAAATCCACTATATGAACCTCTATTATAAGAAAAGAATACATTACTTCCTGTTCCTACAGGTTTTACTAAAGATGTATTATTTTCATATTCTGTTGTAACTGTAACTGATACATTAGAAGGTGTTAAGTTTGTAGAGCCATCTAATATAAATTGTGTTTGGTCAGAAAATAAAAGTAAACTTTCATCAAAAGGTATTGCTGAACGTAATATACTAACTTTAGTGTGACTAACATTTAAGTCTATATTATCTGTATCTAAAACATCTGTAACTGTTTCAGGAAAAAATTCAAAAAATTCTGAAGACCTAGATAAGATAACATTTTCATCTGAAATCATTCCTAGTCTATTATTAAAAAAGAAAATATCTCTTATTTTTGCATCTACAAAACTTGGATTAGGAGCACTGTTTAAATCTCCTACTAATCTATCTCCCCAAGCTGGTACATCATATTGTGTTCCTGATATAGTATAATTACCACCATTTGCTTGAGTTAGTCTAAAGTTTCCATCAGCCGTTCTAATTAATAATACAGGCATTGTATCATAATCAAATCTAAACGAAATATTAGGTGCAATAGTTTCTTCCCACACACCTGTAGCATCTTGCCATTTGACATAATAATTATCAAAATTATTTGTGCTATCTCCTTTAATTTCTACAACTTGGCCATCAATACCTGTTGCTGGTAAATCAGAAAAGTTTTGAACACCATCAAAAGTTACTTTACTAGCTTGATTACCATATCCATCAGAAGCACTTACTGAAAGTGTTCCTGTAGATTTAACTATTTTAAAACTACTGTCTCCTATATCTGTAAGCGTAATATTTGCTGGTGAACCAATCGCACTTTTAACTCCATCTCTAATCGTTTTTGTATTTGTTGTCGTTGATGAGTAAGTATACGTTGTACCATCAATAGTTATAGAATAATTCTGAGAAGTTGTTGAGCTTCCTACTCCTGTAGTAACTTGATAAATAGCTTGTTCTACTTTACCTGCACTTGTGGAAGCACTCATAGCTACAGTTTTAGAAGAATTAACAATAAACGTATAATCATTTACTGTTAAACATTTAAAATCAGTTCTAGGGCTAGAAGATGCTAAATAGTTTGTTGCGTTTGTATTTGCAACTACTGTCTTAGCATTACCATCAATATCATA